CTGTTGCTGCTACACCTGCTTCTGCTAACGCTGGCAGATTACTAATTTCAAGATCAGGCATTTCCCTTAACTAAGAACCAATGAACATATATTACGGCTGATCGAGCAATATGGGACTTTGATTTTCCTGAAGAATCTTATTCTCATCTTCCTGTAACAAGTATCCAGGTGTTGCTCCTGTATTTAAAGTGATTACATCAGTCGTTATAAATTCAATGCTTGTTCTTATTTCTTGGCTCGCAGAAACACTGACAGCAACATTTGTCACGACACATTTTGCTTCGTACCAAACAGTGTGAAGAACGGTATTTGGATCTTTGTAGATATAAAAGCGTCCATCAAAATCTGCTCCTTGCTGTAAACGAATAATTAATTGAGCAAGGTAAAAAGGAAATTCTGGATCTTGAACAGCAGTATGATCAGCCAAATCTGAGCTGTGCTCCCATAGACAATTTAAAGTTCCTTGACCACTAATTAACCCTGCTTCATATTGTTTTTTAAACTGAGCACCTAAAGGTGTTAAATCAATTTGATCTCTATTCGTAGTAATTTCAAAATCCTGTACTCTTGCTAAATGTCTAAACCTAGAATCAACAGTTTGAAGTGTTACTTGTTTTGCTGCACTAGGAGTAACAAGCGTTAAAGCATCTGACTGTCTTCCTGTAATAGCAGCCGCAAATGTAGTAAATAATCTAATTCCACCCATCTTATCGACATAAACATACCAATTACCATCTGGATGATTATGACCACTTACAAGTTCTAAAGTACTTTTATCAACTGTTGCAATTTCTACACGATCTCCAGTAATTAACGAACCAGAAGAACTATCAATTGAAAATCGTTTTGATCCTGTATTTACGTCATGCGGATCTAACTTTGTTTGGATAGGGGATGACAAAGTATCCCTGCGAATCTCTACCTCGCCATTTTGCCCAAAATAAACAGCCACAATTAAGTAGTAAGAGTGTCAATACTTGGAGCACCATCAACTTCAAAACTAAAATCAACAGATGAAATTTCCCCTACAGAACTACTCATAGAAACTGATGTGACATAAGCACCAAATTCAATATCTCTTGCATCTGTATCTGAACCTGATACTTCTTCTAGTCTAAGTTTTAACGTAACTTTGTCTGATTCAGTTCCACTACTTTTTATAGCTGCTGTTAATAAATCAGTTACGTTAGGAGTACCAGCAGCAGTAGCAGTATAGTAATAAGCTCTTGCACTACCTGAATAACTTCTAACTCCTGGTTTTAATGTCCTGTCTGTATCACCCATTGCTGTGATTTCAAGTACAGACATTGACTGTGAAAAACTCCAGCTCTGTAGTTGAGCAACATTAGTTCCTCCTACATACAGCTTTCCGTCTTTTCCACTGAAATACTTCGCCACAGCCCTAAGTTAAAAACATTATTTTTATTATATAGGTGAATCTAAACAAGCAACAAAACTACAGCTCACATTGCTCAAACCTTTAAAGGTACTTGTTACAGAAGGAGGCCCGGAATAACGCCATTTTAAACCTGAAGATTCGGTAGAAGAGCCATCTTTTGCTCTTTTCGTTTTGTTATCTCCTTCTTTCATGTAATTACTTAAAAACTGGTTACGTTGAGTTCCTTGAACAAAACCTACACCAGACAAAGCGTCATCATTTCCAAAAGTCACATAGTCCCAAACACTATTTACTTCCTCGTAATGATCTAAAATTTCTGCTGCTTTTTGATCAGGAATATTAGAAAAGCCTAATTGCAACGTTGCATTTACTCGTTTATTACCAAAACGAAGATGTGTCTTTGTACCATCTAACGATTCAAAGTCTGTACTTGGATACGTCCCAGGAGAATAACTTCTGGAAGTTGGCTTAACGGTGGGAAAGGGTTGTGCTGTTGCCATTAGTTACTCCACATCAAACAAGGGATTATTTACATCAGTATCATCCCATTTTTGCAGCATAGCTAATTTGCTTCCATCTAATTCTGCATACGATCCAGAAAGTTCAATCAACCCATCCTCTCCAAACGTAATACTTTCAACTTTGTAGCATTGATCAGAAGCTTTAGATTCTTTAATTGTGAATAATGATCCAGCAAAAGCTTTAACAGCATCTGTATCTGTATCAGAAAAATCAACCGTAGCTTCTTGAACAACTTCTTCTGAAGGATTCCAATAATAAAATGTCTTACTTCCGCTGATAGTGTCTTTACTTACAACCGTTCCATCATCAAGAATTGCACCGTTATTAAATCGTTGAACGTGTTGAGTTGTTGAATACACTCTTATATAATCGCCAGGCTGAACACCATTAATAAAATGAGGAGCTGTCTTAAATGTAATTGTATGATCTACAAATTTTCTTGTTGCTAAAACATATTTTCCAAATGTAATTGCATGTTTTTCGCTAGTACAAAAACCAGTTAAATCAAAAGTCTCTAATGGATCGTCATTGTACTCCGTTCCATGTAAGCGCACTATTTTAGATTTATTTTCAGGAAATCCATTTTCTTTTTCATCTCTATAAAGAACATTTGCTTTAAATGTTTGCCTATCTTCTGGACTAAGGAAAGCTACCTGTAAATCTTTAATATTACCATCAGTAAACATAGCTTTAATAACAATATCTTTATCATTTTTCATTGCATGAGTATATTCATCAAAAGGAACAGAAGGATATAAACTAAATTGACCTCCAATAATTGTAAAATCTAATAAACAATACATCCCTTGTTCAAATATAAATTCTCTTAAATTAACTTTATTTGAAATCACACCGTCCCAAAAGAATTGATTAGATCCGCAAAACTTAGCAGCAATACCCATATTGTATTTATTAACAGAATCGGCATTAATAATTGCACCAGCACCTAGTTTTTCATCTGTTAATAATGCATAGGCAATTTCAGGAAATAAACTCGATGCTTTATTCCCTTGAGATGGACTATTGACTAGATCTGGTACTTTAATTCCTTTCTTAAAGTAAGCAGAAAACTGACTAAAGTTTGTCCATTCCTTTGAACTATTAATTCTTAATCCTGCATACGCTAAATTTTCGTATGTCGCCTGATCTACTGTGTCTTTTATTATTTCATTTACATACGTTATCTGATGTTCTGGGCCTTCTAAATGACTAGATTGATCTCCTTCGTATTTCCAAAAATCAGCAGCAGCATCATAAATATTTAATTCATGTTCAATGTCTTCATCATCGTATCTTCTACTGCTAGATTCAACAGTTAAAGTTAATTCTTGTTCTGGAACAGTTAATTGAGTACTATTTGCACCATTGTAAGTTTGAGCAGGAATTTTAACTGTATCCTTGTCTGTATAATTAGAACCTGGATCAACTAAATCCCATAACGCATACCATCTTAAATTAGCTCCAGTTTGGACATTACCTGAAGCATCTAAATTTGTATATACTTTTAAACTAATTTTTAATCCAGAAGCACTACTATTACTAACCCTTTTATTGACAAGAGATAAAGACGAAGAATCAACTACAGGAGTAGGAAAAGTTCCATATTGTTCTGATTTTTCAACATAATACCAATTACTTTGACCCCAAGGATGTTGTCCTGCAACTAAAACAGGTTTAAATTTCCCTCCAAATCCATTTGTTCCATAATTGTAATGAAATTCAGTTGCTGGAGTATTAAGAACAGTGCTGTTTGTTTCTAAACTACCCCAAGTAGGATCTCCTTGGTATCCCTGTGTACCTGGAGTTATATCAATAGGATTTATATATAAAGTCCATGTATATTTTCCTGGGCTTGGAGTGTTATCAAAGCGAACAATAATTGTGTCATGAAATGGAACCCACGCTCCAGAATTACCATCAACAATAGTTCCGTAATTGCTATGAGAAGCTTTTATCCATCTCGTAACACTTGGCTGTGTCGAAGGTAAATTAGATGTTGAAGCATCATTGTAATTGGCTGCATCATCTTTATTAAAACCTGTAACTGTACTAACAGATCCAGCTAATAAATTTTTACTTGGATGTCCTAAATTCCATTCTGAGTTACTTAAAACACTTTTAGTTAAAGCATAATTTCTTTTCCCTGCAAATTTAACAGTAAATCCATTAGAAGAAAACTGAGCTAATTCACCTACAGTCGTTGCCTTATTTGCATTTAATAAACACACTCGAACTTTTGGAGAAGTTGGGTTGTTTTCAAGGGCAATAACATCTTTTATTACATCATTACCAGGCCAAGGAAAGAATCTAAATTCATATTGACCTTTAGTATGATCTATTCTTATATAATTATATTGAAATTCAGGAGTATTTCCTTTGACACAAAATAAACCAGAATGATTTGTATTAGGTGTTGGTACATTTGGCTGTGTCGTAGTATCAGGTTGCAACCATGTCCATACATCATTGATTTTTACTTGTAATTTAAAGAAGCTAAATCTAGTAATATATTTATTAACATTTCCTAAAGTCAATGTAGATCTATCATCATAAACCTCATAAATTTTAGTTTCTTCAGGCTTGCTATTTACATTTGAAAAAGTCATTTGTTTATAGACTTTTGACTTAATTCCTATTTCAGTAATATCACATTTTCTATTGTTAGAAATTGTACCTAAAGTTGCTTTTTGTAGTGCATATCTTATATGTGGCTCATATAATTCATAAGTATCTGGATCTGTTTTGTATAACTGTTCATAATAAAAATGATCATCTCTATCTAATCGAGATGGCCTAACAGTAAAGAACTTTCCATTAGTATTCCAGTTAGGATTGGTTCCATGCTTATTCAAGCTTCCTGTAGGACTAGCATGATATTTACCTGCTTCTACTACTTCAAATTTATAATGTCTTGTAAATGTTCCAGACCAAGGGATTCCTTCCCATGATTTATCTCCTTCATCTATTTCGTAACAGTTAACTAAGGCTGTTCCTGCCATGTATTGTTCATCTTCTGAAATAGAAGAATCAATTGTTTCTCTAATTGTTTTTGTTGCTGCATTAACATCATCTAAGCCATGAGGCTCCATTGTTAATCTCTTATTATCTATATCTTGTTGATAACCATCTCCATCGTATAAATTTTTATCTAAATCACCGCTACCTAATATTTCATATTCAATAATAGTTCCTTCTGTTAAATCACTATTACCTTCTCTTTGGGAAGGAGTACCACCATTAGTAAAACCTGCCCTAACAGGCCACGATCCAAGAAGCTTTCTTCTCTTTTTAAATGTTATTCTTCCTGCTGGTCTTCCATCGTCAGTATCAGGATTGCTAGGAGTTCTAACTAATTCATAAGGTAATTTATAATAAGTCATATTAGGCATTGGATTGCTTAATCCAAAAGTTGCCTGTGTTGTGGGATTCCTTGTCCCTGCGAAATATCTTTCGTCATCTACTCTAAAAATATTTGTAGTTGCTCCTGTAAATATTCCTCCAGAAGTTAAAAAAGGAATATTATCTCCATCTTTATAAATCTTTTTTGCATGATAATTATTAATTAATAAATCTCCTATTGCATACCCATCAAATTCTGGTTCTTCTTCTATTTCACCTAGAGAAAATAAACCAAGTAATTTTAATTGTTGAAAACTACCCAAACTAACAAGTTGTGACCACATTAATTGTGAATTAACTCTGACTCCTCCATAAGTCTGTGTTCCACCAGTAGGGAGTATGGCTTCTTGGAAATCGGTAAAAACAAGAGGAACTAAATCTCCTAAATTTGCTAAATCTTGAACGCTGTTAAATGAAAACTGAGGAGCAAAACGCTTAAGACCTGCCATGTCAGCAGTTCTTTCGTTTGTCCCTTGCTTCATGCTTGGGGGCTTAGGTGTTAAAAGATATGCAACAACACTTAAAGCAACACCAACAACAAATTGTCCAAGGAGTGTTAACGCACCAGCATTTGCATACGGAATAGCAACTACTAAAGGGCCATTCGCTATTTCAGGAACTAAATCATAAGCTTCTGGTCTTTCTTTTACCTTTGCTGCTACACCTTCTAAAAATTGAAAATATTCTTCTTCTGTTAATCCAAGTGCATTACAGAGATCTGCTTCCGTTGGAAGTAACACCCTGCGATTGAAAGGGCTTCTAGCGGAGACCAAATCACCACCTGGCTTTCTAATGTTCTTCGGTAACTCAGCCATCCGTCCTCGTAATAAGCAGCCATGCCATAACCATCATCTGATTTGCATAGGGCAATTGCTCCTAGTTTAGGGGGTGAATCAACTCCCCACCGATTTAATTCTTCAAAAAAGATACTATAGTCTTTTCTTTTTAATCTTCGATACCAATCACGCTTTGGTTCAGGAGATGCTATTCCATAGTGCTTCAAAACAGTTCTACATAAAGATAAACAATCTCCCGTTCCATGCTTAATAGGGTCAGATCCTAAACGATATTCAAGTCCTATTAATTCGTAAGGCTTCAAAGATTTTGTAATTGACCTGTTAAAGGAAGATGAGCACACCTTTTTTTGGTCAAAGTTTGTTGTGGAGCGTTTGCACCAACAGCATCAATAGCAGAACTTAACAACAATTCAATGGATTCTGGATCGTATCTCATTCCAGCAGCTAACCAATACTCACCAGTTAACCTGCCTCCATTCTTTGCAGCAGTATCCTTGTTGAAATCAGCAGTCATTAAAAAAGTTTCAACCTGTATATAATATTTTTTTTCTACAAAATCTTTTACATAAGACATACTCAAAGGATTGTTAGCAAGAATAATTGAAGCTTCTAAATTATCTCCTGACCTATTCATTGCTGCTCCTTGATAAATAAAAGACAAGTAAGCATGTCCGTCTACAGCAGTATGTTTTCCATTTTGGAATTGATGTTCCACTGTTCCATCTTTTTGTTTGACGGTAACAAAAGCAGTTAAGGCAACAACAGTCATTACATTCCTAACCTCGATCTAG